GAATTTTTATGAGAAGGTTTCAAAATTAGTTGAAAAGCGTAAGCAGCTTAAAAAAGAGATGAGCCTTGGTGATATTGATAAATATCAAGCTGAGATTGAGCAGGACGATGCGGATGCGAAAACTAGAGCTTCTGCTAGGACTGGGCAAGCTGTAGAGGCATATTTGGCTGCTGCTAAGAAGAAGAGTTCCAAGAAAAACGAACAAGGGTCCACAGCAGGTCCAGGTGGAAGCGGGTTCCGTTCTGGTAAGCCGCTTACAACGAAGGCAGACGACGATGCGGCGAAAGGAAAGAAGTGGAAGGATATAAGGCAAGCGAGTTCGGACAGCATCGAAAAAAGTGGTGGAAGGCCAGAGGATGTAAGAAAGGCAAAAGAGAGAGAAGCAGGGGAGAAGAGTGGCAACGGAAATGGCAACGGAAATGGCAATGGGAGTGGTGGTAAGCCTGGATGGAGTGATGCTGCTAGAGACGCTGCTGCTAAGAGTAGAGGAGCTAAGACAAACGGGGATGATAAGCCTTCAGTAAATGCATCTAAAAAGAATGAAAAGAAAGATGGTGGCTGGATCCAAAAAGCTGTCGATCCCGCCCATAAGGGGGACTGCACTCCTATGACTAAGAAAACTTGTACTCCTCGTCGTAAAGCTCTTGCTAAGAGGTTTAAGAAAGCTGCCAGCCGAGAAGGTACTAAAGCAGGAGGAAAGACAGGCTGGAAGGGTAAGGTGTAGTAAGTGGACGAACCTGTGGATAGCTTAGTTTTTTCAAAAAAATTAAGAAAGCCAAAAGGAGAATTTACTCTATTTACTGATAGTGCAAGATGTATTAGATTACCTGCTCCTTTTTCTAATTCCAGTCTAGAAACAGCTAAAGAAATTCTTGCTATTCAAGGATCTTCTTATCTGAGAGAAGAGGGGATGGAGAAGAGTATTAAAAAGCATGATAAAGATCCTGCTGCTGCAATAAAGATTTACATGTCTCTTTTTGGTTTAAAGTATGATGAATCTTTTATAAAAAAAGTATTGACAGAAACAGGAGATATAGTGCTAGAACATAAAAATAGATTTAATAGACCTAGACCGTCCCAATTAGCTCCTTATTTTGGGGCTGATATTTCTCTAGCGAAGAGTAGAAGTAGTAAAACTCCTTCTTATCCAGGGGGGCATTCAGCGCAAGCAAGATTAGTTGCAGAAATTTACGGAGAGAAGTACCCCGAGCATCGTTCAAATTTGTTACGGGCTGCGGAAGAGGCTGGAGTGGGGCGCATCATGGCGGGTCTTCATTTTCCTAGTGACCATAAAATGGGGAGTTACTTAGGAAAACGATTATTTAAGACTTTAAAGGGGCGCACAAAAAAAGTCTATAACCAAGTTATAGACCTTGTTTTAAAATAGGAGAATCATGTTACTACTTACACGGCGTTTTATAATTCCACGTATGGCTCTTTGTAGCAACGGATGTTGACTACATTCTAGGATCACTTAATGCTAGTTTCCAACTTACGCAGTAGATGAGCCAACTCACAGATAGCCCTAGGAAGCCGTCTAGAATAATGTTTTGAGTAACTGATTCCCAGAACGCTCCTAGACACAGTCCTACCCAAAACCCCATACACATAGGACAGTGAAAGAAAAACGCTACATGCTCATGAATTTTGTAGGCTAATCTTCGGACAGGTTCAAATACTTTTGAGTGAGTAATGGAAAAAGTAATTCCAAAACAAACTAGTGACCATATTAAAAAATCGTGAAAAAATGCAAAATTGTTTTCCATCTTATATCCTTAAAGGTAATTGAGTGTGAGAAATAAAGGCTTCTCTATTTTTGTGCCAGGAGTCTCTCCCTACGAGTTCTCCTCCTGAATGATGAATCATATCTAGGGGGATAGTAAAATTTTTATATCCTAATAAGTGGGCTTTTGTAGTATAATGAATATCATAGAAATCCCACTTTCCTTCAAAATATTTTGGCTTTTGTAGTTCTATATGGTCCCATACCTCTTTTCGGGCTGCTAGAAATAAACCATCCAAAGCGACCACTCGACCATGAGGCCCATAATGAGTTGTGTCAATTGTGGGGGAATCTTTTGTCTCGGAAGGAATAAAATGTTTTACCTGACCTCTATGAAATCCTGCTTGCCATCTTCCTTGTTGCCACCATACAGCATCCTCACCTAAATTTGTAGTCCCCGCAGGCCCTACTATCCCTGTCTCTGAGTATGCACATTTTACTAACGAAGCTATAAATTGAGGTTTGGTGCTTAAAATTTGAAGATCATCATGACATAAAATAATAATATCTTCATCATTAGCAGAGCAACTATCCACCCCTTTTTGATAGGCTTCAAATATAGAATTTTGGGCAGTTAGAAGCTTAATGTTCACTCCATAGCTAGATAAAGTATGGACTAATTCTGATGTAACAGTTCCTAATTCCTTATCTCTAGTACAGATTACTGCAAAAATCTTCATGAGCTATAATAGCTAAGTTGAAATATATTTATGGAAGAATCAAAATTAATTGAAGAGTTTAAACGGTGTAAGGATGATCCTGTTTACTTTATTTCTAGTTATGTAAAGGTCACCCATCCTGTTCGTGGGCTTGTCCCCTTTAAGCTCTATCCGTTTCAAACTAGAATTCTTGAGGAGGTTAAGACTCATAGGTTTAATATCCTCCGAAAGTTTCGTCAAGCAGGGTGTACTACTATTTCTGCTGCTTACTCTCTCTGGATGATTATTTTTCAAAAGCACAAACAAGTGGTTATTCTTTCCAAAGGAGATGCTGAGTCTACGGAAGTTCTTGACAGAATTAAAATTATGTATAATGAACTTCCTCCCTTTATTCGTCCCAGCATAGTTGAAGATAACAAGCATACGTTAAAACTTAGTACAGGATCGGGTATCAAATCTCGACCTTCGGGAAAGCAGTCAGGTCGTTCCCTGGCAGGATCTCTCCTTATCATTGATGAGGCAGCATTCATTGACAATATTGATACTATTTGGGCTGCGGTATATCCTATCATTTCCACTGGTGGTAGAGCCTTCGTCCTCTCTACTGTAAATGGTGTTGGTAATTGGTTTTACGATGTATATCATGGAGCCAAGAATAAGAGTAATTCCTTTAATCGTATTGATATTGAATGGCGCGAGCATCCTGAATATAAACGTCATGATGGGTTCACAGAGTTATACACAGAAATGGAAGAAAAGGGGTTGGATGTTGATACATGGGAAAAAACTACCAAAGCTAATATGCCCCTAAAACAATGGCTCCAAGAATATGAATGTGAGTTTTTAGGGACAGGTGAAACTTACTTAGAAGGGTATCTATTGAAGAGGCTTGTCGAAGATTTGGATGATGATTATTATATTAAATATAATAATAAAATGCGGGTATGGAAAGAGGCTGCTCCTGAGCATGAATATTTAATAGGGGTGGATGTCAGTTTGGGCCGAGATAGAGATTACTCAGCCTTTCATATAATCAATAGTTACACAGGAGAACAGGTTGCAGAGTTTTATTCAAATAAGACCCCCATTAATGAGTTAGCTAAGATTTTAACTAATGAAGCTAATCTATATAATAATGCTTTAGTGATTATTGAAAGAAATACGATAGGTAATAATCTTATTGATTGGATGTTTAATATTTTTGAATATGATAATTTGTGGTTAGATGATAAAAATGATTTCGGAATTCAAATTACTACTAGAAACAGAGAAGAGCTTCTTGCTCGAATGGAAGAATATATACGAAATAATTTTATAAAGGTAGCCTCAAAGAGAACTGTTGATGAATTACTTACATTTATTATAGATGACAATGGGAAAATAACAGCAGATGAAGGTAAAAATGATGATCTAATTATGAGTTTAGCTATCACTACTCATCTACTACATACTATGGCAGGAGATGGACCTTTAGAAATGACAGCAGGTGAAGGGGAATCAGAGAAAAAATTAGTAGAACCCATACGAACAGTTGCCTATGATAAAATAGAGGAAGATATTGCATGGCTGATGAAATAAAAAAGAATGGAAGAGTAGATGAGGATTCTATAGGCTACACTTCGTTCGGGGCTGGAGGCCCTGATAGTCGTATGGGGCCTTATTTTTATCCCACAGGAAGACTAGGGCAATTTTTAGCTAGATTTTTTGCTACTAAAGCTGCTCCCTATGTTGCCCAACAGGCTGATGATGGTGTTACTCCTCAAGCTACCTTGGCGGGGGATACCGTTCAGAATGCCGATGTTGTAAGCCCTACTACACTTCCAGCTATTGGAACCACAAATAGGACTACTCTTCAACTTCCTGAAATTGAAAAAAGTAGACGAGAGCGATATAAGAGATTTGAGGAAATGGATGATTATCCTGAAATTGGAACTGCTTTTGATATCTATGCTGATGATTCTACACAAAAGAATTTAAGAAATAAGCGATGGACAGTTCTTAGTGATCACCAAATGATGGTTGATGAAGTTAATACATTGTTTGATAACATAGAGTTAGATCGACATTATTGGGATATTATTAGAAATACAGTTAAATACGGAGACTGTTTCATGGAAACAATCTTGGATGTTAATAACCCCAGAAAAGGGATTCAAAGAATAAAGGTTTTAAATCCTAATTTTATTATTAGAGTTGAAAATGAATATGGTTATTTAACTGATTTCCTTCAGGAGATTCCTGATAAGGCAGATTGGTCAGCATATGGTAGCGCAGCAGACTTGATGGTAGGCACTACTTATATTACCTTGGACAGGAATCAGATTGTTCATTTTAGATTAAGGACTTCGGATCCAGGATATTATCCTTACGGGAAATCTATTGCGGCATTAGCGGTAAGAGTTTTTCGTTCTCTCAAGTTGATGGAAGATGCAATGCTTATTTATAGGCTTGCTCGCGCCCCCGAGCGGAGAATTTTCTATATTGATGTTGCTAACATGCCAGCTACGAAGGCTGAGATGTTTATGGAGAAGGTTAAAGAAAAGTTTAAGAAAGAAAAGTATTATGATCCTAATAGCAACACTATTGATGCTCGATATAACCCTTTAAGCGCAGATGAAGATTTCTTTGTTCCCACTAGGGGAAATCAGGGGACTAAGATCGAAACCTTACCTGGGGCTCAGAACCTAGGTGAGGTGGATGATGTTCGTTATTTCCGTGATAAGCTTCTGGCTGCTCTAAAAGTTCCTAAGGATTACATTGTAGAGAAGGATAAATCTTCAGAGCGTAAAGCTAATTTATCTCAATTAGATGCTAAATTTGCTAGAGTTATTGGTAGGGTCCAGCAACAAGTTGAAATTGGATTAGAACAAATTGCTCGGAGACACATAGCTCTAATGGGATATCCCGCATCTTATGTTAAGGGAATAAGAATTCAACTTCCTGATCCTAGTGATACTTTTACTAAACGGAAAATGGAAATAGATGAGGCCAAAGTTCGCGTGGTTCAAGGTGTTGTGGGGCTTAATCTCTTTCCCAAATCTACTATTTACAAAGAGTTCTATGATATGACTGACCAGCAAATTGAACATACCAAGAGCGAAATGGAAGAAGAGCAAGCAGAAGCAGCCGAACAAGAGCAAGACCAGATGGCTGGTGCTGCGGGTATAGATCAAGCAGGCAAAGATCAGGACATGGATCGAGATCAAGCAGGCAAAGATCAGGATGCTGCGCGTGAAGAGGGGGGTAAGGCTGCTGACCATGACAGAGCCAAGGAACTCCAAAAAAAGGAAAGTATAAATACTCGAAGACTCAAGACATTGCATGAGTTGAGAGAGAAGGTTACACGAAAATCTAAGGTGAGCAAGGAGCGAATTGCTACTATTGATAGAATAATTACTAGAAATGTAAAAAATCACATAAAAAAGGGGTAAATAAATTCACTATATACCCATAGCTTATAATGATAAGGAGTTAGAAATGTTTGATTATCTTTTTGAAAATAGAAATTCCACTATCACCAATTTACTAAAACTTGGTGATTGTTTAGGGAGATCTTTACGGGAAAATGTAGAACTTTTTTCTATTGATAGTGAGAAAAGGGAAGTAGCCTACCTTACTGAAAGTGGTAGTGTCCTCACAGGAGAGTATGACCTCGATGTAGATGTTACTCTAAATAATATTAAGATTAAAGATTCCAGTGTTTTCACCAACAATGAGACCTTTGACTCCTACGTGAATGAGAAAGTTTCCTCCTTTGTAGGAAACCTTAATTCTAATCAATATGGGAGGGCAGATGAAAGATTTACAGATATTTTATCTTTATGGGAAAGCAGACTTAAATTTGAAAATGTTAAAGGTAGATTAGAAGAGAAAAGTGATCTTTTTTCTGATTCTCAAAATATTGTAAAGACTGAAGAATTTCAACGATTCTTGGAAGTGATGCCTCAATTTACCTCTTTCCTTACTGAAGAGAAAGAGACAATTCAGCAAGTGCAAGAAATTGAAAATGCTATAAAGCTGTCCAATTCTATCTCCAAAGCCTTTGATTTCCCTAGGCTTACATATGAAACTCTGAAAGAAAATAACTCCTATACCATTTCTAAGGGATTAAATAAATCTATTTATGAGCTAATCTGTAAGCAAGAATTGGTTAAGAAAGAGCTTCTTGAGTCCAAGAAAAATTTTGAAGACGTATGGGCTACTAATGGAAAAATTAGAAGTCTAGCTGCTCTCATTTTTGATCAGTCAGAAACTACGATCCTGGAGGCATTAGTCGAGGCAGTTATGGAGGTTCCTTACTTAGCCTTGGCAACCAAGAAGCAACTTTTTGAAAGTATTAATAATGCCTTTGGATTAAATGATGAGAACGCAATTTCAGAGAAAGAACTTAAGACTTTTGCTTCTACTCTTTTCGAAATGAAAAAGCCTCTTAAGGAGGTAGTTTCCAGTTTATTGAATGAAAAGTATGGGATTAATGTTCAAAGTTTGAAAGAGTGTGCCACTTTCGCAGAGTTAGCTTCTACACAAGTAGTAATCTTTGAAGCTCTGGCGAGGCTCGCTCCTAAGGGGAGTATTGTAAAAGATGCTCTAGGGGACGTTAGCAAGTTGCTTAAGGAGAAGAATGGAGTAGAGGTGATTGATGTTAATGATTTACTTCAAGATTGTTTTGATGCTTGCGAGTATGATGACTTCTGTGACGATTTCACTCTAGTAGAAACTCTTTCTTTTGATCAAATTTTTGATGGGGAAGTATCTCCTGCTGAACTCTTAGAAAAAGCTAAGGAAGCAAAGCTACAGTTGCTACATGATAAAGATGAAAAGATAGGTGCTGCGGAAAAGAAGGCTAGAAAAAAGGCCCAGGCAGATGAAGAAGATCCTGATAATGAGACCCATGATGAGGATGATACCCATAAGATAGCAAGGAAGCCGAATAAGAAAGACGGTGAAGAGGGTGACGATAAGAAGCCTAAGAAGAAAGATGATGATGATGAAAAGTGTGTTAAGGAGGAGGCTGAAGAAGAGGCTGAAGAGACTGAGGTGGCCCCAGAAGAAGAGGCTCCTCCTGAAGAAGGAGATCTTGAAGCTGAGAAGCCAACCCCTCCTATGACTAAAGATGAATTTATAGATGCTTTAGTCGATATGGAAGAGCTTATACATAATCTTACTCCTTCTGAAGAAGAAATAGAGCGCAAAGAAGCAGGAGAAGATGAAGAGGTAGCCTAATGGTTTGTCGGTATCCCCTCGTCTTAAAGCTCATAGATGGGGAGTATAGAATTGTGGAGCTTCCTGAGGGGGACGCAATAGATGGGGATCTATGCAATCCTACACAGGGTCCTACAGGACCAACAGGGCCTACAGGGCCAACTGGATCAACAGGAGGAGCTGGGCCTACAGGGCCAACTGGATCAACAGGAGGAGCTGGGCCTACAGGACCTACAGGATCAACAGGAGGAGCTGGGCCTACAGGACCTACAGGATCAACAGGAGGAGCTGGGCCTACAGGACCTACAGGATCAACAGGAGGAGCGGG